AGCACAACTTCAGAAATCAGTTTCTAAAGGTGTTGCTAAACCAAAATACGATGCTGGTCAAAATAAGCAAGACATAGTATAATAAAGTGTTATAACAACGGCGCTGAAGGGAGACTGGAGGCGCCGTCTAATTATGAAAGATTTTAGAAAATATTTTAGTGGGTTAGAAAGAGACTTTGGTTTCTGTAATGTTAACAATGGTTATCATGATCCACAAACAAACAAATTAAAATTTGATCCAGGAGATTATGGCTGGTCTAAAAGAAATATATCTGACCAAGATTATCAAGATCATTTAGATGGTAAACGTGCAATAGGTATACAAGCATGTGATGATAATGGTATGGCTAGCTTTGGTGCAATCGATATTGATCCATCTGATTATTCTAGCTTTGACATTCATCATTATTTAAAAGTAATTCAAGATAAAGACTTACCTGTCATACCAATTAAATCAAAAAGTAATGGCCTTCACATTTATGTATTTACAGCAGAGAAAGTACCTGCAACTTTAATTAGAGAATTTTTACAAAATTTATTATTTTTATTTGGACTGTCATCAAAGACAGAAATATTTCCTAAACAAACACAGTTAGGAATGAACCAAGATAATGTTAGAACTTCTGGATCATTTATTAACTTACCTTATTTTAAAAAGACAGAGCGTAAAGCATTATTACCAGACGGAACAGAACTAGAGTTTGAAGATTTTATAAACGTAGTAAAAGATAATTTACAAACAAAAGAATCATTAAAAGAAGTATCAAATAAAAAGATAAAAGAAATATTAACTGGTGGTCCAGAAGATTTATTAGATGGTCCTCCATGTTTACAGATGATATGCAAACAGGTCCAGGAATCAGGAAACAAACTAAGTGACGAAAGAGATAGATTTTTATTTAACTACATGGTGTTTGTTAAAAAGAAACACAAAGATGATTGGAAAAAAAAATTATTACAAGCAGCTAGAGATTTTATAAAGTATGATGACACGTGGGGTGATGACAAAGTAAATCAAAAAATAAAAAGTTGGGATAAAGATACAGCTGGCCATACTTGTCATGACTTACCTATCTCTTCTTATTGTGCAAAGGGAAATTGTTTACGTAGAAAGTTTGGTATTGGAAGTCATAGAGAAAGTAGTTGGCCTCAAATATCAGGTTTAATTAAAATAGATTATAAACCTGATCCAGAATATTTTTTTAATGTAGAATTATCTGACAGTAAAGTGGTTCAAATACATGCAAAGCACATAAAAAAGATAGCAGAAATGAAAGAGATGAGAGCGCTCATAGCAGACCAAACATCAATATTCCCTCCCATCATTAAGAATAATGAATATCAGCCTATCCTGGACGCTCTATGGGCTACTAAAGAGGATATTAAACCACCTGCAGGTACTAATCCTATTGAGATGTTAAAGAAATATCTAGAAGATTATGTCAACGGACCAGAAGCTACAACATATGCTTCATTTAAAAGTGGTGCTGTATTGAAAGATGAAGAGTTTTATTATTTTGATTATGATAAATTTTATGAAGAGATAAAAAGAAATGAATGGACAAAGGACAGACCAAGAACTGCAACTTTAATTAAAAGTCATTTCAAAGCTGAGTTTGGATTTCAAAAAAGATTTCCAAAAGGTGAAAGTGAAAAATCATTCCCACCAGTTAGATGTATAAAAATGCCTGCAGATGATTTGATGAAGGAAGAAATACCTGAAGAAAAAATAGTAATAGAAGACAAAGAAAACATTGTATAATGAAAGAACCTATTAAGATATATGGTCCACCAGGGACAGGTAAAACTTTTAGATTAATTAGAAGAGTAAATGCTTATGTAAGAACTGGTACACCTTATCATAAAATAGGCTACTTTGCTTTTACAAAGAAAGCTGCAAAAGAAGCTAGAGAAAGAATAGGTGTAGATGAAAAACAAGTTCCATATTTTCAAACACTTCATGCATTTTGTTTTCATTTATTAAATTTAAATGAAAGTGATATCATGCAGCCACATCATTACGAAGCTTTGGGTAAAAAATTAAATATAAGAGTAAACTTTAATGATAAATATAATGAAGAACAAACACATTTCTTAACTTGTAATAATCCTTATTTTCAAATGATACAAAAATCTATCAACAAAGACATACCTCTACGAGAAGAATTTAATCTTAATGAACATGATAGAAAAGATATAGATAGTTGGGACACGTTAAATCATATCTACATAAACTTACAAGAATACAAAACAAAAATGCATTTATTAGACTTTAATGATCTTGTAAAAAAAGTTGTAAACTCAAAAAAATTTCCTAAGTTAAAAGCTATATTTATAGATGAAGCACAAGACTTATCTCCATTACAATGGCAACTGTATGATAAGTTAAAAGAAAACTGTGAAGATATATATTTAGCTGGCGATGATGACCAAGCTATATTTGCCTGGGCTGGAGCTGATGTAAATAGATTTATAAAAGAACCTGCGAATGAAAAAGTTTTAAGATATTCTAGAAGAGTATCAAAAGCTGTGCAAGATCAATCTCAAATAGCAGTGGGTCAAATATCAGGCATCAGGAAACATAAAGAATACTTGCCACGAGCGCAAAAGGGTCATGCGTCTTACATCAATAATTTTGGCCAGGTTGATCTTTCAAAAGGAAAATGGTTAATCTTGACTAGAACTAAAAGCAATTTGTTAGACATAATGAAAGAACTTAAAAGTAAAAATATTTATTATCAAACTAACAAAGGCAAAAGTTTTAATGTAGGTATTTATAATGGAGCTATGGCTTATACTAAATGGATAAGAGAAGGTAAGCTTGAAGAAAAAGAAATTAATGACGTCAAAGAATATATTCCCAATGGTAATTGGAATTCTGAAAAAAATTGGTACGATATATTCGTAGCTGATCAGAAAGAAATACTTTACATTCGAAATATAATTTCTGGGGGTGAAAAACTTTATGAAAATGCAAGGATATGGTTGTCTACAATTCATGCTGCAAAAGGTGGTGAAGAAGACAATGTAATATTATCATTACATCAAGGGGCAAAAGTACAAAAAAGTATTCGTCTAAGTGTTGACAAACAAGATGAAGAGCATAGAGTGTGGTACGTGGGTATCACGAGAGCAAGAAATAACTTATATAAACTGAAAGCTAAAAAGAAAATAAAGGAGTATAGACTATGACACATAAAGATATATTTGAGGAATCATTTCCACAATACACACAGGTAGGAGGGAATCACTATACTAAGTTTCCTATACAACCCTACGAATTTATTTCAAAGAATGATCTTTCATTCTTTCAAGGAAACGTTGTTAAATACGTTTGTCGTTATCAACGTAAAGGAGGAGCAGAAGATCTTAAAAAAATTGTGCATTATTGTCAGTTAGAATTATTAAAATTAAATGATATGAAAAAGAAAAAGTAATGCCTAACAGAAATTTTAAAGCAAAAAATATTACTATAAACAAACATAAATTTCGCTTAGAAGTTTATGGTAGTTTAGTGGATTGGGAAATATTTCCTCATACTTATGATGCAGCTTTGTATGCGTTTAGTAATAAAAATAAATTAAATAAGTTAGTAGAAAAAAAATACATCTTACAAAAATGAAAATACCTAAATACTTAACACAAACCGAATGGGTACAGCCCACTGAATATCCTGATCTAAGAGATTATGATGAGATTGCAATTGACTTAGAGACAAGAGATCCTGATTTAAAATCAAAAGGATCCGGTGCTGTTACTGGTAATGGTGAAGTTGTAGGTATTGCTGTCGCTACATTTAATGACAAATGGTATTTTCCTATAGCACATGGTGAAGGACCAAACATGAATAGAATTAAAACCTTAGAATGGTTTAAAGATATTTGTGAATGTTCAGCTACAAAAATATTTCATAACGCAATGTATGACGTATGTTGGATACGTAATTTAGGTATAAAAATCAATGGTTTAATAGTGGACACTATGATTGCATGTTCTGTTTTAGATGAAAATAGATTTGCATATACATTAAATGCTTTGTCATGGCATTATCTTAATGAAGGTAAAAATGAAAAAGCTTTGACTGATGCTGCTAAGTCAAGAGGACTAGATCCAAAGGCAGATATGTGGAAACTACCTGCAAGTGAAGTAGGAGCTTATGCTGAAAAAGATGCGGAATTAACTTTTAAACTTTGGCAACATGTAAAAAAATTATTACAAGAGGATGACTGTGAAGATATATTTAATCTTGAGACAGATCTGTTTCCTTGTCTGGTCGATATGCGTTTCCTAGGGGTGCGGGTAGACGTGACAAGAGCCAATCAATTAAAAAAAGAATTAACAACACAAGAAGAAAGATTGATCCACCAAGTAAAAATAGAGACAGGAGTAGAAACTCAAATATGGGCTGCACGTAGTATCCAAAAAGTTTTCGAATATTTAAAATTACCTTTCCAAAAAACTGAAAAAACTGGTGCGCCTTCATTTACAAAAAATTTTCTTTCTAATCATGAACATCCTGTAATTCAAATGATAGCAGAAGCTAGAAAAATAAACAAGGTTAATACAACTTTTATTGATACAATTTTAAGACACGAGTATAATGGTAGAATTCATGCAGAGATAAATCAAATTAGATCTGATGATGGTGGTACAGTTACAGGCAGATTTAGTTATTCTAATCCTAACTTACAACAAATTCCAGCTAAAGATCCAAACACAGGACCATTGATAAGAAGTTTATTTTTACCTGAAGAGGGTTGCAAGTGGGGTACGTTTGACTACTCGCAACAGGAACCAAGATTAGTTACAGAGTACGCATTAAGATTTGGATTAGCTTCGGTTAATAAAATTGCTGACGCGTATGATAATGATCCTAAAGCAGACTTTCACCAAACTGTTGCAGACATGGCTAAGATTCCAAGAAGTCAAGCTAAAGTAATTAACCTTGGTTTATTTTATGGAATGGGTAAAGCTAAACTAGAAGCGGAGCTTGGTGTGTCATCTAGTAAAGCAAAAGAATTGTTTGATACTTATCATGCTAAAGTTCCGTTTGTAAAACAATTAACAAATCAATTAATGAGTGCTGCTCAAAAACAAGGTAGGATTAAAACTATATTAAATAGAAAATGTAGATTTCCAAAATACGAACCTATACTAAAAGGTAATGACTGGGGTAGGTTTGTGCCTGCACAAGATCATGAAAGAATGTTAGAACTTCAAGCCATGGGTCCACATATGAAAGATGAAGAGGGAGAATTTATTAAAGACAAAGATGGTAATAAACAAAAAAATTATTGGCATGAAAATGGTCACCGTAGAGCATTTACATACAAAGCATTAAATAAACTAATTCAAGGGTCAGCTGCGGACATGACTAAAAAAGCTATGTTAGAACTGCATAAAAAAGGTATTACACCACACATACAAATACATGATGAGCTCGATATATCTATACCTATTGGACAAGGAGATAACTCCAAAGAGATTATAAAAACAATGGAAGAAGCAGTTACACTACAAATTCCTAATAAAGTTGATTATGAATTTGGACCAAACTGGGGCAGTATAAAATAATAGATCAATGAGAGTATTATCTCTACATGATTCACATAACTCATCTATATGTGAAATAAATAATAATGAAATTATTTACTATCAAGAAGCTGAAAGAATAAATAAAGAAAAGAAAACTAATAATTGGACAGTTCTTTTTGAAAAATATAAAAATGAATATTTTGATAAAGTAGTTTTTGTATTTGCTTTTGAAGACAGACAAGAAAATCTTATTAAAATTTTAAAAGATATATTAAGTGAAAAAAATATAACATATAAAAATTTAATTACGGAAACATATAAACATCATTTTTTACATGCATGTGCTGCTTTTTTTAATTCAGGTTTTAAAGAATCTTATGTTTTAGTTGCAGATGGAAATGGTTCTTGTCCTAAGAAAAAAAATAAAGAGGTAACAGAAATTGTTTCTTTATATTACTTTAATAAAAATAAATTTAAAAAAATATTTAAATTGTGGCAAGCGGAGGAGAATGAAGTAATTGGCAAAGATATTTATATTAATACGCTAAGTTTAGGAAAATTTTTTGACACTATAAAATATTTATTTAAATTAAAGGAACCTGGGTCTGTAATGGGATTTTCTAGTTATGGAGATACTAATCTAGATAATTTTTCGTTAACCTTTTTTTCAAAAAAATTAAATCATTTTCAATTTAATCAAATGAATTTTCATGAGATATTAAAACATTCTAATATTTTTGAAACAACAGTTAGGGCTCAAAGAGAATTAGAAATTATAGTTTTAAATTATGTAAAAAACATAATGAAAAATAAACAAAGAAATTTATGTGTCTCTGGTGGAGTATTTATGAATACAGTTTTAAATTCTAAAATACTAGATGTTTGTTCTAATTTGTATGTAGATCCATTTGCTGACGATAGTGGTTTATCAATGGGTGCAGCTCAATGGCATGCAAATAAATTTAAATTTAATTGTAAAAAAATTAAAAATTTATATTTGGGTGACCCACCTAATTATCAAATTCTAATTAAGGAAAAAGGATATAACACTACACCTACAGAAATAGCAAAATTAATTTCAAAGAAAAATATTGTGGGTATATATCAAGGTAGAAATGAAATGGGTAAAAGAGCTTTAGGTAACAGATCTTTTTTATTTGATCCAAGAGATCATTCAGCTAAAGAAAAAATAAATTTATTAAAAGGGAGAGAATGGTTTAGACCTTCAGCTGGAACAATTTTACACGATAAGACAGATGAATGGTTTGACATGAAATTAAAAAAAGAAACTCCTTACATGTCTTATGTATTTAAAGTTAAAAAAAAAGATATACCAGGGATTACTCACGTCGATAATACTTGTAGAATTCAAACTGTAACAAAAAATCAAAACTTTCATTTTTACAATTTAATAAATGAATTTTACAAAATAACAGGAGTTCCTATCTTAGGAAACACATCTTTAAATCTTGCAGGGCAATCATTAGTTAATGAAATTGAAGACTGTAGAAGATTATTTACAAACAATACATTTAACATATATTTAAATTTTAATTATATTTACTTCCCTGAATTAAATAAAATTTATGAAAAGAAATACTTTAAAAGTGTAACAACATAATGAACATAAAAGTAATAGATAACTTTGCTGACATACAAACACAATTAAAAATAATTAAAAATTTATCCAATGATAATTCATATGGTTACAGTAGCTCTAGCGTTAGTCCTTGGATAGAAAAAACAAAAGATGTAATTGATTATCCTCAATTTACAAAATTAATTTTTGAAGGAAGATATCCTTTTATAGATGATGTCTTTTTTCCTTTGATCTATCGCTTATTACACATAAACAAATTATCTAATTATTTTATTTATAGAATAAAGATTAATATGAATTGTCCTTTTCCAAATAATAAAAAAGAAAATTATGGACCTCCTCACACTGATGTAGAAATTCCAGATCCAAATCTTCCGGGTGCTAAAAAAGCTATAAGTGTAATATATTATATTAATAATACTGACGGAGACACTGTGTTTTTTAACAAAAAGTTAAATGAAATAAAAAGAGTTTCTCCCAGACAAGGGAGAGCTGTTATTTTTGATTCTAACATAAATCATGCGGGTTCTTGTCCTATTTATTCACCGTGTAGACAAATTATTAATATTATTTTATACAAATAGGAGAAATTATGGCTTACTTAAATGCAAATATTCCTGTACAATACGCGCAAATAAAAAAGGAGTATTTATATGACCTTAAAAAACATCATGGGGAAGTTGAAGACTGCATCATCTTCGGTCTTAGTTCTTTGGGAGGTCGTGCTATCTTATGGCATGCACTCATGGAAAATGGCGCAATCTTTTATCGCCTCCCTCTTAACGCGTTTATCCAACGTGGTTTCAAAGTCGAAGACGTACCAGCAAGAAGACTGGATGAACTGGAGC